GTTGCCCCTGCTCAGTGGTGCCGATCTTGGCGTAGGTGACAGCGTTGGCCGCAATGTCCGCCGTGGTGATGCAGTCGTCGGGCAAGCCGCCTGCTGTAATTCCGGTTACGGTTCCGGATCCGTTAATAGTAATAGGCATAATTAAACAATACTCCAAGCAGATCCAGAGGGCACGGTAACTGTGACTCCAGAGTTAATAGTTACGGGTCCTGCCGTCAGGGCGTTTTTGTTAGTTCCGATGGCGTAATTCTGAGTGATTACGGTATCATTTTCATAGAAAACTTGATCCGTGCCTCCACCCAGTGCACCACCAGCAAGGCCCCAAGACAGCACACCCGCACCGTTGGACTTCAGGGCATAGCCACTAACAGAAGCATCAGTTGCAGGAAGCGTCCAAGTGACGTTGCTAGTAATGTTGGCAGGTGCTTGGAAGCTAACCCAGTTGGTACCGTTAGCAGTAGCCTCACCAAAGCGAAGGTCAGACTGGTTACCAAGAGTTACGTCACCAGTAAGGGTTCCACCAGTCAGGTTGAGCTTCTCATCGGTCAGCTCTTGAATAGCACCTTGAACGTTGTTAGACGCAATCGTGCTATACGGGGCAAAGCTAATGCTGGCTGCATCACCAGGGACATAAGCAATAACCCAAGCAGAGCCAGTGTAGACCTTCATCACCGAAGAGGTGGTGTTGTAATAAAGGTCACCCGCATTCAGCGGATCGCCATCATTATCAACAGTAGGGTCGGTAGCCTTAGCACCAAGGTAGCGGTCATCAAAGCTGTCAAAGGCAGCCAGAGCAGAAGCAGCAGAACTGGCAGCACTGGTTGCACTGTTAGAGGCGTTGGTGGCACTGGTGGCTGCGTTAGAGGCAGAGGTAGCTGCGTTGGATGCAGACGTAGATGCCGAAGATGCACTACCGGCTGCCGCACTTTGAGAAGCTAGAGATGCTGCCGCACTACTTGCTGCGTTAGAGGCACTGGTAGAGGCGTTAGAAGCACTTGTGGAGGCACTACTAGCAGAGGACGTGGCAGAGGCCGCAGAAGCCGACGCAGAAGCCGCAGAGGCAGCCGCAGCAACAGCAGAAGCCGACACTGCACCAACATTGCTATCCACATAGTTTTTTGTGGAAGCATCCGTACCAGCAGAAGGAGTACCAAGATTAGTAATCCGGTAACCGCCCATGTTCAGGATACCCGACAACGTACCACCAAGGGTACTAAGAGTACGGGCAAAGACTTCCTGAGCAACGTAAAGCAGCTGTGTAAAGTTATTGTTCAGGTCAGCTGCTTTGATCGCAGAACCAGCAAAGAACGTAGCCTCAGAGGCGTCGTTGTTGGTCTCACGATAAATGATAATGGCAACACCATTGGCAGGAGCCGACAGAAATTGAATGGTGCTGGCATTAACGAAAACAAATGAGGTGGTGGCCACTCCATTAAGAGTAACCTTAACGTCCGCCTCATCTAGGTAAGAAAAAGACAGGGAATAGATCGTGGTAGACCCATTCCCTGTATAAGTGTTTTGGACGATTGCCATTGTGTTTAATTACCGTAATTGGCTAGCTGTTCGAGGCGCTTTTGCTCGTCCTGAAGTCGTTGCGATTCAAGCTCTGCTTGGCCTGCATACTGTCCCTGAGATTGAGCAAACCTAAGTTGACCAACCTTTCTCAGTTTTTCTTCAATATCAGGCCTTTCAGCAATAAGTGCCTGCGTAGCCCTTTCATGGGCACCTTGGATAATCTCCTTGGTTTTACGAACATAAATGGGCTCTTCGTATTGTTCGCCGCGCTCCATGGTCCTGGCTTTAAAGTTAGCGCGATCTTGTTTAAATTCTGCGCTATTAAACCAGGCCTTTAGTTCAGCTGGCAAACTACCATTACCATACATAAGCTCTTGAAGACGTACTCGTCCCTGAGGATCCAAGGATAGTCCATCTTTAGTCTTTTTGTAATCAACGGTAGGCCAAACATTCATTTCCACGAGCATCTGAGCAACTGGATCTGTGTTGACTTTGGTCGCTTCAAACGGAAGTACAGCATTCCGCAGGCCACCACCTGGGTTCAGCATCGGTTTTCCAGTTAAAATGCTGATGCTATATGGAATGTTTTGCTTGCTAAGCCACGGCATCATATCGTAAAGCTTTTTCTGAGTCCAAGACTCATACTCACGATAGTACTTATCGGAAACGTTGTTCCAGGCTTTCCTTGCACCGGCACCGGGAATAAACGAATTAACGAATCCAAGAATTGCAGCACCAGCTCTATCAGAGGGGCCTGTTGCCTCACCAAAACGTTCTTTGGCCTTGGTAAATTCAGTGATTGTTTCGTAAGGTGCGGAGAACAGGGAAAGACCGTCAAGACCAGAAAGGTAGCTCTTTTCGGTAAAACTTGCCGCAATGGCAAATCCAAGGCGGGTAGCTACTGCCTCCAGTTCTTTAATTTCGCCGTTGCGTTCCATGTGGCCAATGTCAGCCGCAGCAGCAACCCAGTTTGAAAGGGGTTCAAACCAGTTATAAGACACCCATTCGTCGCCAATCTTAATTGACCGAGGTTGGATGCTTGCTTGCCTCCACCGCTCACGCTCGTTCTTGTCAATGGGCATGTTGCCCGTAATATGACCAGACCAAGCATGGGTGTAGCCAAACGAAACCAAGAAGGAACCAATGGCTTCTCTGCCTTGATACTCTGCAATTTTAAGAGTATCGTTATTTATGATGGCCTGCTTATAGCCATCCATAAAGTTTTGAAGTAGAGGCGAGGTGGCACCAGGAGTCATTTGCAGCTGGTACCTCATAATATTAGCAGGCGTCCGCACAAAGGGGAACGCATACTTACCAACAGGAATACCAAGGGGGCTAAATTGCTCAATGGCATTACCCAAGCTATTTACAAAACCACCGGGGTCATCTTGATAGGTAGCATTCTCTGCAAACTTTTGCAGGGCTTCATCTTTGACCTGGCCTGTTTTGAAGTCTACCTGCTTTTCCATCTCTTGGATGGCGGCTTCTTGGAGACTCTTTAAAGTTCCCTTGCCATTTTGACGTGCCTCAAAGGCCTTCATCATGGCATCTTCATAGATCTTCTGACGCACAGCTACGGTACGCACAAAGTCATCAGAAGACATCATAAGGCGGCTGGGCAGATCCGTCCAGTTAGCCAGCGCGTGAACTGCCTTAAGAGCACCGGCTGCTGTTCGTTCAGCGGGGCTTACAGCTGCATCTGCAATAGCGTCAATCATTGCCATGCGTTCTGCCTTGCGAATCACGCTAAGCTGGTTCCAGGTGGCAGGGACACCACTCTTCATGGTAACAGAAGCTACATGGAAGGCATCGTTAATGCCGCTAAAGGCACCAATGATACCAGCTCCAGCTGCTCCAATCAAACGGTCGTCACCATTAACGACACCCATGATACCCACTTCAAGGGGTTGAGCAAAGATTCTAATTACAGCACCAAGGTTTCGAACAATGGTTTTAGGGCCGGACAAGATGCTATTAAAGAACAGTCCCAGAGATTCTTTACCCAGAGTCGTGAGTACAGTCTCACCAAAGTTGATGGCCTTAGCAGGGTCGCCACCAGCAAGAGACATCGCAAGAGACATCATACGCATCTCTTCAATGGCTGTTGGATCACCAGCGCGGAACCTAGCCTTAACATCTGATGCCCATGTCTTCAACATGCGCGGTGTAAGAACAGTCTTTTCCGCTTCGGTACCAGCTTCCTCAATCATCCGCTTGTAGCTGGGATGTTTACCAAGAAGCAGTCGGCGTCCAGCATCCAAGCTCCAGCCTTCTTTGCGGAGCATCATCAGACCAATCAACCTATCAAGAAGACGATCAGGCTGGTTGCCATTTGCAAGGAGGGCAGCATCATGATCCAAGAAGCTCTTAGAAACCTTTGCAAGCTCTTCTGCCATGCCTTGCATCGTTGCTTGAACAACAATGACGGCTTCATCTTCGATCATCTCACCACTGGACTTGGTAAAGGTCTGACCGCTTTCCCGAAGGAATCGCATTGCCAGATCTTTAGCTTCATCCGCAGTTTGAGCCGTATCCATCACCTCTGTAAATTTATCAACCAAAACCTTAAGGTGATCACCCTTGAGTTTTTCCCAAGCGGTTTTACCCTGGTTGCGATAAATTTCGTTGAGGCGTTCTGGATCCAGATTTTTAATGGCTGGCTTGATAATCTGTTTCCAGTTGTCTTCCAGATTCAAACGTTTTACAGCAGCATCTGTTAACCAGTTGCGTCCATAAACAATCGACTCGGGAATGCTTACGCTTTTATAGGCGCTTTCTTTTTCCCAAGGCTCTTTGTATCCGTTATCAATGATGGCCCGATCAATCTCTTGCTGATCCAGGAGGTTGCGCTCCAGCTGATCGTCAAGCTGTTTGGCGGTTTCAAGATCTTCAGGGTCTACTGCCTGACGTTGTTGCCTTATAGAGTTTTCTTCTTGAAGAAGTTTGTTGAGTTGAGCTTCGCGGGTATCATTCCACAGCTCTCCTTCTTTTTTAAAGTCAACATCGGCTTTGGCAGATAATGTGTCGGCCTCATCGGACATGGTTTTTACGCCAGCCTCCAGTGCCGTTTCGGTATCACTACCCGCATCTTTTGCGTCCCTAAAGGCAAATCTACCTTTAAACAACGATCCAATCACATCAGCAATGGTACCAAGGCCTTCACCTTCAAGGGCACCTTTTAATTTAATTTGATAAAGGTTATCTCGTTCCCCATCAGCAGCCAAGAAGAATAGAGGCTTAATTGATTCTGGAACAAAATCCTGAGCAAAGTTAGACAGCGTTTCCGGGTCTTCCGGTGACGCCATGATAAAGTCTGCAATGGCTCCAGGAATATTATCAACTAGAGTTTGAGCCCCTTTGCCTTTGGGGACATTTAAGGTTTGTGAAAGAGATTGAGGCTTTCCAGTGAGTTTAGTGACACCAAAGGTAGTTGCCCTAGTAACAGCTCGGGTAGCATTAAAAAATTGAAGAAGTCGCGCTGCTTTTTGACCGCCTTCTGTTTGAGGCGTTACACCAAAATCAGTTTGTGCTCGAATGTACCGATCATTGAACGGATCTTTGGTAGCGTCATAGGTGCCCGTGACTGCGCGAATAGGCTGTTGAATCGTATCGCCAACCAGGACAGCAGTATCAACAATCTTTTCAACAACGCCAGGTCCGGTGCTTTTAAGGGCAATTCGCCCCATCTCTTTGGTTCCGGCCAGGGACTTATCAACGCCTGCATCCGTTTTAGCGCGTTGTTGTTTTGCTTTAAGTTTTTGCTGTGCTCGCCATTGCGGATCTTGTCCAGCAGCGGTAGCAAGCCAATCAGATGCGTTTTCTAATCCCTGAGCAACAGCATCTGCACCACCCATAACTGGAGCCAAGGTTTGCTTGATTCCTTCTCCAATAACAGCCGCCGGATTCCACGTCTGTTGATTCCGTTTGGGTTTAGTCGTTGGTTTGGGTGCTGGTTTAGCGGGTTGTTTTTTTGATGCAGGTTTAGCTGAAGACGGTTTAGCCTGTTTCTTTTTGGCTAACTCAGCTTGAAGAGCCTTTTTAGTATAATCAGGGTCCCGATATGCACCATAAGTACTGCCGGGTTCAAATCCTTGCAACGGATCGGCCATTGATTGTTTTCTCCCTCAGGAGTAAGTATGGAAAATAGATTTTGTGGAGACCTCATCCTCGCAAGTCAGAGGCCTTTAATCCACGATCAGTTATTGAAACGGATCAATTCCGCTATCAATTAACTGCTTTAGCTCACGTCGAGCATTAAGAAGAGTTTGCCGTAATTTAATAGCTGAAATGTTTGCAGCATTTCCGGCAATACCATGATATTTACTTTTACCATTAAGTCCAGGAGCTGCTGCCCATTCATAAGCAAAAGCTTCTTGGGCACGATCTAGACTATTATGTTTGCCCAGCAAATAGTCCCGCAAATCAGGACGCTTGTTGCTACGCAAAATATATGCCCAGAACATTTTAAGTTGATTTTCTGGGGTCATCTTTTCTTCAGGGGAAATACCCGCTGCTTTGCGAGCCCCTGCCAAGTTACCAGGCATCCATTGGGCAAACCCTACAGCACTAACCTTGCCTTGCTGTTGAAGCCGTTCAACCTCACCAATAGACATTCCTGTCAGGTTCAGTTGTCCTGCGCTATAGGTGGTTCCATAGTTTACGGAATTAAATCCACCTTCACCGCTGGAAGTTAGTTCTGCTAAGCCACCGAAATCTCCCGCACCGAACGTTGATGCTTTCCCAACAGGGCTACCTCCTCCGGAAGAGAGGAGTTCCATGGCACTTCGAATTTGTGCATTGGTAGATCTGGGGTTGCGAATGACGTTGGCAGCGTTAAGATTGATAGCAGCGTTTCGCTGATAAGAAGCTTGCTTATTAGGATTTGGTACATAAGGTTTTCCAAGTAATTTCCCCTGGTAAGCCATCCAGGTATCTTCATTCAAAAAGCCAGCCATTTTAGCGGCAGCTTTAATCTCTACTGGCAGTGAACCACCATTAGAAATTATGGATTGATAAAGATCATAGTCCTCTAGATTTGTCCGCAACGCAGTAGCTTGCATTGTGGGGAAAGGACCGGCTTTTTTCCTCAAAGCCCGCAGCTGCTCTGGAGAAGCCACAGGACTTTGAATTTCTAAACTTTGCCCAGAAGGCAGATTCTTTTTAAGAATGTTTGGCGTTTGACCTTTAGAATTAATGTAAAACTCTTCGGAGGGGATAGAGATGATTCTTTCGGTTTCGGCTTGCCACTGCCGGGCTACCTCGATGTCGTTTGGATACTTGCCAGTTCTTTCAAACTGCTCTTGCCACTTGGACGAAAGAGTATCAAATGCGACACGCATAGCCCCATTAAGGGCTCCATCTATTCTGGCTCTAAATCCAGCATCAGAGGCATACAACGATCCACCGGAAGCCAACCGTGTCAGTATACGACCTTTAACGTTTGGAAGAACAATGCCTGTGCCCACACCTTTACCAAGGTCAACAACAGACGGGATGTCAGGAAGAAGTGCTTTAATTTCTTCTGCATCCGAGGCTTCCAAGTCTTCGGATCCAACCAAGAGATCAATTTGCCCCTCGGTCCACAGAAATCCACCACCAGGTTTTTTGTTTCCAGCTCTAATCTGTGAAAGAATTTGATTCTTAAATCGAAGAGAGCCATCTTCTTTGGTAAGCTTATTCTGTAGCTCCATGGCATATGGGCTAGAGCTTTGAGTCAAGGAGGCTCTAAAAGCTGCCCTTTGTTTTGCCAGCTCTTCAGGAGAGGCGGTGTTCCTCAGCTGCTGGAACTGCTGCCATTGGTAATCGAGTCTAGACTTTTCATCAGCATCAAAGGCAGCGGCATTTGCCTTACGACCTTCTGCAATTTGTGATCTAAATTGCCTAAACTTAGCAGCATTTTTATTGCCGTAAGTTATATTTGTTCCGGGAATTTTAACGCCTTCCAGATTGCTGATAAGACGTTGCATGGAGGTGATGTCACCACTGCGTTGATAAACATCCAGCTGCTGTTCAATAGCTTTCAGCTGGGCTTCATTAACCGCAACAGGATCTCTGAAATCACGCATACCATTGGCAAACGAAGTTCGCTGCCAATCATCAGCCCCCTCAGGCGTTAAAGCCTGTGGAAGCGTATTTGCCATGCTTAGTTCCGTGTTGTATTGTCTGGCTTTCAGTTCCCTTTCGTCGGTCTCCTTCATCCATACACGCATTGCTTCACGCTCGGCCATCGCCATGTTGAAGCCGCCATGCTCTTGAACGATTTGAGGGTTGATACGATCCAGACCATACTCCAGAACCCACTGTTTTGTCAGTGCCCTGGTAACATCAGCCACCTCGTACCCCTTAGCTTGGCCAGGAATAATGATCCTACCATCATCAAGCTGTACGGGTG